CCCTTTCGATGTGGCGCGTGTGGAATGGTGGTTTGCTCCTCCGTTGCTGAGACCATGCGCGCCACTTCAAAACGGAGGGCATTCTCTTGTCTACCCTGCATCTGGACTTGGAGACGTACTGCACGACGCTGATCAAGTACGGCGCGCACCGCTATGCCGAGGACGCCGAAATCATGCTCGTCGCATACGCCTTTGACGACGAGGACGTGATCGTGCTGGACACCAGTGACGAGTGGCTGGCTAGTCACCGGGGGCAGATACAAATGCTGATCGACACCGCCGATCACATAGTAATCCACAACAGCGCCTTCGACCGCACGGTGTTGCGCCACAGGGGAGTGCATATTCCTGTGGAAAAGATTGTGGACACGATGGTGCTGGCGCTCCAGCATTCGCTGCCCGCCAGCCTCGGGCAACTGTGCGATGTTCTGGGGGTGCCGCAGGATAAAGCTAAAGACAAGGACGGCAAGAAGCTGATACAACTATTCAGCAAGCCGTGCCCAAAGAATTGGAAATTGAGGCGGGCGACGCGGGAGACGCATCCTGATGAGTGGCAACGCTTCAGCGAATACGCCCGGCTCGACGTGGACGCGATGCGAGACGTACTTGGACGCCTGCCAGATTGGAACAATACTGACGGTGAGCGCGACCTGTGGCAACTCGACCAGAGAGTTAATGACCGTGGCGTCGCAGTCGATGTTGACCTCGCGCGATCCGCTGTCCGAGCTTTTGACCGAACTACGCGAACTTTGGCCGCTCGTGCGCGAGTTCTGACTGGTGGCGCGGTCAACAGCACGACCCAGCGCGACGCCTTCCTGCGCCACCTGCGCGACGCACACGGCGTGCAGACGGACGACCTGACCGGCGCGAGCGTCGAGCGGCTGCTGCGCGAGGAGCTGACGCCCGTGGCGCGAGAGTTGCTTGAGATACGCCAGCAGGCCGCCGCCACGTCGCCCGCCAAGTACACGTCCCTGATCGGCGCGGTGTCGGGCGACGGACGCCTGCGCGGCACCGTCCAGTTCTGCGGCGCGGCGCGCACCGGGCGCGACGCGGGGCGCATCTTCCAGCCGCAGAACCTGCCGCGCACGCCCGACTGGTTCGACGGCGAGGTGCAGGCGCTGACCGTCGAGGCGATCAAGGCCGACGTGGACGACCTGCTGTGGGACAACGTCTCCGACCGCTGCGCCATGGCGGTGCGCGGCTGCCTCGTCGCCGCGCCGGGCAACAAGCTGGTCATCGCCGACCTGTCGAACATCGAGGGGCGCGTGCTGGCGTGGCTGGCGGGCGAGGATTGGAAGATCGAGGCATTCAAGGCCTACGACCGGGGCGACGGGCCGGACCTGTACAAGGTGACCGCCGGGCGCATCCTCGGCAAAGACCCGAAGGACGTGACCAAGCCCGAGCGCCAGACGCAGGGCAAGGTGCCCGAACTCGCGGGCGGCTACGGGGGCGGCCTCGGGGCCTACCGCAAGATGGGCGGCGAGGTGTTCAACGCGATGAGCGACGAGGCGATCGGCGAGATCGTCACCGCGTGGCGGCAGGCGCACCCGGCGACCAAGCGCTTCTGGTACGATGTCGAGGGCGCGGCGCGCTCGGCCATCCGCGCGCCGGGCGAGAGCTTCGACGTGCGCGGCTTCGTTCGCTTCGATCAGGCCGCCGGCCCGGACGGCGTCGACTACGTGCGCTGCCGCCTGCCGAGCGGGCGCTTCCTGTGCTACCGGGCGATGCACATCGACGAGGATGGCAAGCTCCGGTACGAGGGCGTCAACCAGTACACGCGCAAGTGGGAGTGGCTGGAGACCTACTATGGAAAACTTGTGGAAAACATCGTGCAGGCCGTGGCGCGGGACGTTTTCCTGCTGGGGATGAAGCGTGCCGAGCGCAACGGCTACCCGGTCGTGCTGCGCGTCCACGACGAGCTGGTCTGCGAGGTGCCCGACGACCCGGCCTACACCGCAGAGGCGCTGGCGGGGTTTATGGCCACCAACCCCGGCTGGTCGACGGGGCTGCCGCTGGCGGCCGAGGGCTTCGAGGCGTATAGGTATCGCAAGTAATGCTCACCCAACTCAACCCGCCGCTGCCGCTCGAGACGCCCAAGGGCCGCGGCTACGCCGTGGCGGTGATCGACTACGGCATCGAGCACAGCCTGTTGTGGGTCGTTGCGCTGGACAGCAATGGCGAGGTATGGTGCGTGCCGAACAGCGAGGTGCGGATGCAGCCCAACTGGTCCGCAGGACGGAGGCCACATGACACCGGCTGGCAAGCTACAGGATCGCCTCAAGAAGCTGGTTCAGGGCAGCGGGGGTCAGTATCGGAAGGTGCGCTGGGAAGGCCGCCGCGGGTGCCCTGACTGCTTCATCTGGTGGGAGTGGCCCAACGCCGCCTTCGTCGAGATCAAGGCCGAGGGCGACCGCTACAGCAAGCTGCAGGAGCGCGAGGTCCACCGCATGCAGCACGACGGCATTCCGGTCTTCACCGCGCGCGACCTGACGGACATCGAGGCGATTGTCGAGATCGTCCGCCACGGCAAAAGATAGGGGTTGCAACGCCTGCTTACCGGGTGTAGGGAAGGCTTCTCAGCAACACAGGAGTAACCGACATGACCCCCGGACAGCTTGCCTACGAAGAGGATGTTCGCAGGAAGCCTTACTACCATCCGCGCGTGGATGGCACAGTTATACCGCGCCTGCCGTGGAACGAGCTTGGCGCTATGGAGCGTTGGTCTTGGGAGCGAGACCCCACACCTAGGAAGTGGTGAGCGTGCCTTTAGACTTCACACCGCACGACTACCAGCGGGAGGTGATCGACTGGATCACCTCCCAACGGCGCTGCGCAGTGTGGGCGCCAATGGGAGGTGGTAAATCGGTCTCGACGCTGGCGGCGCTTGAGGCGCTGTCGGTGGTTGAGGACATCTACCCCGTGCTGGTCCTCGCGCCGCTGCGCGTGGCCAAGACGACGTGGCCCGACGAGGTGAAGAAGTGGTCCTTCAGCCAGCACCTGACAGTCAGCGTTATCACCGGCAGCGCCAAGCAGCGCGAGGCTGCGCTGCGCGCCGAGGCGGACATCTACGCCATGAACTACGACAACCTCGTGTGGCTCCGTGAGGCGTTAGGCGACGACTGGTCGTTCAAGACCGTGGTGGCAGATGAGTTCACCCGCCTCAAGTCCTTCCGCCTGCGGCAGGGCGGCGCGCGGGCGGCGGCGCTGGCCAAGGTGGCGCACAGCCACGTCGAGCGCTTCATCGGCCTGACCGGCACGCCCGCGCCCAATGGCGTCAAAGACCTGTGGGGCCAGACCTATTTCCTCGACAAGGGAGAGCGGCTGGGCAAGACCTTCAGCGCCTTCGAACAGCGCTGGTTCTACAAGGGCTATGACGGCTACAGCCTCCAGCCTTACGAGCACACCCAGCGCGAGATCGAAGACAAGCTGCGCGACATCTGCCTGACCGTCAACGGCCTGCCCGTCGACGAGCCTATCGTCGCCCACCAGTGGGTAGACATGCCGCCCAAGGCCCGTGTCGTGTACGACGACATGGAGACGGAAATGTACGCCGAGCTGGAGGCGGAGGGCGTCGAGGCGGCGAATGCCGCCGTGCGCACGCAAAAATGTCTTCAGATTGCGAACGGAGCCATTTATCTACAGGACAGCCGCGAGTGGGAGGAGGTCCACAAGGTCAAGCTGGAGGCGATCGAGAGCGTCATCGAGGAGGCCAACGGCGCGCCCGTGCTGGTTGCCTACAATTTCAAGCACGACCTCGAGCGGCTGCTGCGTCACTTCAAGCAGGCGCGGCACCTAGACGCCGACCCGCAGACTATCCGCGACTGGAATGCGGGCAAGATACCGATCCTGCTGGCGCACCCGGCGTCTGCCGGCCACGGCCTCAACCTCGCCGACGGCGGGAACATCCTCACCTTCTTCGGGGTCAACTGGAACCTCGAGGAGCACATGCAGATCATCGAGCGGATCGGGCCGATGCGCCAGAAGCAGGCGGGCTATGATCGGCCCGTCATGATATACCCGATCTTGGCGCGCGACACCGTCGACGAGATGGTGATGGAGCGCCTGTCATCGAAGCGCAGCGTGCAGGAAATCCTGCTCGAGGCGCTCAAGAGGAGGAAGCAATGAACGACGCACCGCAGGACACCGAGGCGGCCTATCTGCCGCCTGACGACGTGGCGCTGGAACTCAACCCGGCGGGCGATGTTGTACCCGATGAGGTGAAGCCGGATGTCGTGGAACTGCCAAGGCCCAAAGCCGCGGAGCTGCTGGGCCGGGCGGCGATGCACATGCACGACCGCGCCGTCACGTACGACGAGCTGGACGGTGAACGGTCCATGGGCAAGACCGTGGCGGCCTTCAACGCCATCACAGGCCGCGACTTGGCCGAGAGCGAAGGATGGCTGATGATGTCGCTGCTCAAGGCCGTTCGGGCGCAGACGCGCTCGGAGCCGCATCAGGACAGCCTTGAGGATATGATCGCCTACGCGGCGCTGTACGCCGAGAGCCGGGGAGACGGACGCTAGGCGGCTTTCTTCTTGCGACGTTTTACCGCGAGGCCGCCAGTGACGCGCCGAGTTATCTCGCTATCTTCCGTCAAATCCGGCTTGGTGCGCGCACGGCGGCCCGTAGGGTCTACGCTGAAGGTGCTGACCAGCGCGGATAGGTCGTTACGTGCCATCAGTATCCCCGCTTGGCGTATTCAGTGATGTCTTCGGAAAGCGGCGGGAGCAGATTGAGGCCATATCGCTCCGCGAGTGCACGGGCTTGCTCTTCCTCAGTCATCTCGGCAGTAGCGAGGCCCCGCTGCGTTGCTAAGGCCGATGCTGGGTACCGCTGCGCCAGATCGACGAGGTTAGCCGCGCCACCGGCGACGCGCCCGGCACCATACGCCGTTTCGCCGACAACGCGCGGGATTGTCATGGCACCATACGCAGCTCCCACCGGCGTTGAATACAGGCCAGCCGGAATAGCCAACGCCGATGTCGTCACGCCGCGCAAGCCACGCGGCATGAGCGCGCTGAGTTGCTCACCGGCCACGGCAGCCCCAAGTTCAGGTTCGTACTTGGCGAGGAGATCGACCAGAGCCTCCCGGCCGGGGCGTGTGCCCGGTCGGCTCGTCAGCTTGAGGAACGCGGTGTCAACTGCGCCCCGCGTGCCAATGCCAAGCTCCTGCTCCATGCGTTTGATCTCATCCATGGAGCCTTTGTATTGGCCCATGACCTTGTCATACACCGGAGCCTGTTGCCGGATCGTCTTCTTGGCGGCATTGTAAAGTTGCGTCGCGACCCGCTGCGCGACCTTATCGTCGGCCGGAATAGTGTCGCGTATATCGCCAAGACGCTGCTTCAGAGCGTCAAAGCCCTCCGGCGTATGGTATTCAACCGGGTCGAGTGCGCGCCAATCATTGATGGCTGCCTCCACCTCGTCAAGAACGCCAGCGCCGCCCTTGCGCACGACCTGATCTTTGTATCGCCCGCTGCTCCGCACCCTAGAGAGCGCGTCGTCCAGATCATCGAAGGCCAGAACCGTCTGGTCCTTGGCAATGTCGACCATGCCACTGCGATACTGCTGGCTGGCTTGTTCGCGTATCTTGGCCAAGGCATCCTTCGCCGACGCGACGAGATCAGCAACCTCGCCTTCACCCGTCAGCGTCTCACGAAACGCCGTGGTGCGAGGTGTTACACCTTGGGTCTGGCGCTCAAAGCCAGTAGCCGCAGCTTCGCGGATGGCGCTCGTCGGGGCACCACTGGTGAATGCCAAACCTTCGGTGGCCACCTTGCCAGCCAATTCCGCCGCAGGAACGGCCACAGGCGAGGTTTTACCGGCCACGGACATGGCGGCGGAGAGGGGGTCGATCGCAGCGCCAGCGGCTTGCATAGTTTCGCCAAGAGCGCCGACGCGCCCCGGAGCGCGCTGTAGCGCGGTTCCGCCGGCTGTCAGAAGTATGGAGAGGTCACCCGCAAGACCGATAGGGTCTTTAACCAGTGTCGACTTCAGCGCATCCATGCCACCGTAGCGTTCCGTCAGCGCGTCGGACAACGCATTCAGAGTAGCCTGATCGGTCTCCCCGATGCCAGCCTTGGCGGCGATGTCGGCGACCAGATCGGGGATGGTCTTGTAGATGCCAGCGCGCTCGCCCTGCACCGCGGACTTGACGGCGTCCGTGAGGGGCGAGACGAGCGACATGGCAAACTGCGCGCCGCTCTCAGGCAGGTTGCGGAATGCTTGAATGGCGACATCGCTGAAGCCTGCCTGCTTCATGGCGCCCTCGTCGATCTTCTCGTACGAGATAGCCGCAGCCCTTGCGCCGACAGGGCGCGCGGCTATCTCCCGACCATCTTCGAGCAGAAGTGAACGGGGAGGCGGATTTGCGCCTACGGCCTCGTACATAGGCGCGATCATGCTCGCGTAGCCTGCGGGCGTGAACTGGTCGCTATTGACATACGCCAACAGCGCCGCCTCCTCCGCCGGACGGAAACGGATGCCCTTGATGCCTTCGCCACCGATCTGCCCTTGCGCGGCAACCATCGCGTTCTGCGCAGCGGCGAGCTTGTCGTCTTGCGACATGCCCTGCTCAACCTTGAACTGCTTCTCAACGGTCGGCACCCACTTGTCAGGATTGTATCCTTTAAGTGTGCCGTTCGCCTCGTAATAGCGGGCCATAGCTTCGCGGGACTTGCCGATGTTGAGCAGCGTGTTGAGTTCAGCCTCAACATTATCAGCAACGTAACTCTCAGGCAGCGCAGGGTTATATGTCCGAGCGAGTAGCGCGGAGCCTTCTTGCTGCGTGAACTGCGGGCCTAACGTCTCGCGAAGGGTCTGCTGGATGACTTTCTCAACGTCTCCGCGCACATCAACCGACTGCGGGCTGACAGCGGCCTTGACGAAATCGGGAAGCTGGCCGAACATCGGGCCGGTCAACTGCTTTCCGCTCTTCAGGACGCGCACGGCGTTGCGGAGTTGGCGAAGCTTCTCAAAGAACGACGCCGCATCACCGGCGCGCCACGCTACAAGCTGCTGCTGGAAGTCGGCATCGGCCTTTTCAAAGCCAAGCGTATTAGCCTTGTGCTGCGCGATCGTGGCTTCAGCGTCAATCTTGGTCGTTTCGGAAGGCAACAGTGACAAAGTGCGCCGCGTCGACACTTCGCTACCCGTGGCAGCCGCTTCTTTTTGCCGGATAGAGACATCGCGCTCCTTGGCAGCGGCACGTTTGGCGGGCGTCTCGCCTTCCTGAAACTGCGGATTAGAGAAGTCGATAGGCTCGGCCATTATCGTGCTCCCAGCGCCGGATTGGCAGTCAATACGATATTGCGAGCGCGCTCGGCGAAACGCGGCCCAAATGTGCGAACAAAGTTTTCGTAATTTTCAGGCGTCGGATTGGCCTTAAGAGCCGCATAGGCGGCCTCATTCGGGCGTCGCACGACTTCGCCAGTCATAGGCTCGTAGGCTTCTCCACCCTCAATAACGACGGGGCGCAACGGCGTGCCCTTGGCCCGCAGTTTCAGCAACTCAAGTTCGCGGTCGAGCGCCCCGCTTTCGCCCTCCATCTCACCGGACAGGTAGCTCTGCTGCAGCTTGAATAGCGCCTCCTCGCGGGCGCGCTTGGCCTCGTCCTCGCGCTCGTTGATGCTGCCCAGTGCCTGCGAGACGTTGTACATCGTGCCACCGAAGCCGCGGTAGCGGCGCGGCGAGAGCAGCGCCTGCGACAGGGCGAACAGCGTGTCCGAGGTCGAGGGCGGCGCATAGCGCTGCTGGATCGCCAACTGGCCCTGTTCAAACATGGCCTTACGCTGCGCCTGCTGGCGCTCCGCAAAGTCTTGGCTGCGCTTCAACCAGTCGGCGTACTCACGATTTGGTAGCGAGGCGCCGCCAGGGCCGCCGGTCATCTGTTCGGTGTCTTCGTCCATGGTACCCTGCTGTGCTAGAGGCGCGGTTTGCGGCGGAACTGCCGGTGCGGCCTGCGCCGGTTTGACGCGGCCGATCTGACGTAGGAACTTGGCGACGTAGTCCTGCGTCTCGCCAATACGAGGTACGCGGTTACCCGCCTGCTGCACGCGGCCCGGCCCGGCGTTGTAGGCCGCAGCGGCGAGGGCCGGATCGCCGAAGCGCTTGCGCTGCTGGGCGTAGTACGTGAGGCCGCCCCGGATATTCTCGTAGGGGTCGTGGATGTTCTTTACACCCAGCTCGCGGGCAGTTCCGGGCATGAGCTGCATGTGCCCCTGCGCGCCCGCTGAAGAGGCGCGTACATTGCGCCCGCTGCTGCTCTCGTTCTGGTAGATGGCGCGCGCCTCGGCGACCGGGATGCCGAGTTCCCGAGCCACTTTGTCTAGGAAGTCTAGGTACTGAGACACGCGCCGCTCTCTCCTAGATCACGCCAGCTTTGTCGAGGATACCCGCTACACCGGCAAGAGCACCACCGATAGACGCCGCCGTGCTCGGCTTGTAGCCGTCCGTGCCAACGGGCACGATGCCGTACTCCTGCGAGGCAGTGGGCACGCCGGGTGCAACGCCCTTGAACGTCGCCAGCGCGTTGTTGATCTGCTCTTGGTTGTAGCCCTGCTGGCGAAGGAAATCGCCGTAGGCCACATCGAGGTTCTTCTGCGCCTGCTCTTGCTGCTGCTGGCCGACTGCGCCGACCGCACCTGCGCCGCGCAGGCCGAGGGTCTGCGCCGTCTCTCCCATGCCCGCAAGCTGTTGCGCCGCGCCGAGCTGGCGGCTGATGTCCGCGCCGCCGATCTGGCCGATCTGGCTGCCGATTTCGGTAAGAGCGCGCTGCTGGCCTGCTGTAAGGCCACCGAGTTGCGTGCCAATGGTGGCGAGCAACTCCTGCTGCGCGCCAGTCAGGCCGCCGTAGGTCTTGCCGATGTCGGCCATCATCTGGCCCGCCTGCGCCAACGCACCCTGCTGCTGCGTGCCGAGCGCGCCCGCCGTCTGGGCGAGCCGCGCCTGCCGCTCAAGATCGGCACCGGCCAGCGCGCCCGCTTCTCCGTAACCGGCCTGAAGTGCCTTGCTTTGTTCGGCGAGAGCCGCCTCCTGCGTGTCGCGGATGGCGCGCGCGGTGTCGGTAAGCATGCCCGAGGGCGTGCCGAAGCCTCCGCGCGGCCCGTAGCCTAGCTGGCCCGCGGCGACATAGCGGCCCTCAACGCCGGGCATGATGTTCTCGCGCAGGTTGCGGGCAGCCATCTCGCCGATGCGGTTGACGACCTGCTGCGTGTAGGGGTTCATGTATGCGCCGATATTGGCGACGGATGTCTGCCCCGCCGCGCCCAGATAGGGCTGCGCGGCTTGCTGGCCGAGGGCCTGCGAGCTTTGCGCGGCGAGTTGGGCAGCCTGCTGCAAGCCGGGCGTGGCTGCAGCGACGCCGCTCATGCCCGTGGCCTGCCCGTAGAAGGGCTGCGCGGCGGCGGCACCACTCATGCCGGCGGCTTGAGTAAAATAGGGCTGCGCGCCGCCTAGCGCCGTCTGGCCCATGAGGTTCTGCGTTGCGGAAGTCGCCTGACTGAGGGCTGGCTTGTATGCGCCGGCGGCCTCGCCGGTCATGCCGAACGCCTGCTGCTGGGCCGGTGAGAACTCGGCGGCGCGCGGGCCTTGATACGTAGGATACGGCGTCGCCATCTGCGCCTGCTGGTTGGACAGCAGTTGCATGGCGTAGTTGCTGTACCACTCGGGCAGAATGGTCTGGCTCTGCGCCGCCTTCAACGCCGACCCCTCGGGGATTTTTGCGCCCTCGGTCAGAAATGAGCTAATATCAACCATGCTTGCGTCCCTTTGCCAGATACTGCTCCGGCTTCTTGGCGTTGTCGCTGAACTTGCCCGAGGCGAGCTTGCGGCCCTTGTGCTTTCGGATGTTCACGCGGAGATCATCAAGGCGTTTCGCCCCAGCCTTGTTTGAGCCGTTGCCGAGCATGGCGACGGTCTCGGCGTCGATGACGTACTCGCCGTCCGACAGCAGCGCGGGTATCTTGTCGTCCCGCCCGTCGCCCTCGCCGCCCACGGCGTAGCCGCCCTCGGCGTAACCGGTGAAGGCCGTGCTCGTGTTCGGCGCGCCCTGCGGGACGTTCTTGAAGAAGGACTGCTCGGGGCCGTAGCCGTAGCGGTAGTAGTCCTGCGGCGAGCGCAGGCCGCCTGCGGCAAGATCGGTCGGGGCGCGCGGCCCACCTGTTCCTGCTGTCAGGCCGGGCATGTTCGGTGCCGGCAGCGGCTTGTTGAAGACAGAGCCGAGGTTGCCCCCGCCGCCGAGGCCGCCGGGGACTTTCGCGCCTCCGCCACCACCTCCGAAGAGGTCTCCGCCGAGGCCAAGAGCGAGCGACGCGAGCCGGATGTAGTCGGCGGTCGTCAGGCCCTTCTTCTGCTCTTCGGTCAGGTTCTTCTTTGCGTAATCCTCAACGGCCTTCTGCGTGGCGGGGTCAAAGCCAAGGTTGCTGAGATCAAGCGAAAAGGTTGGTGTCGTCGTGGGAGCAACGGCGACGATCTCCCCGGTTGTCTGGTCAACACCATTGACGACATTATCTTCTTGCCGCGCGGGTTCCTGCTGAGCGCTGTAGTCACGAACGCCGCCGAGGTTATTGATGTTTATCGGAACTGTTCCGAAATTAGGTGAAAACCGAGGTGCTGTAACCACGATCTCCCCGCCGCTACCTACCGTAGGGGCGATACCGGCGGTTCCAGCATTCGGCGCGACGGCGAATGCCTTATCAAATGAGGCTGCTAGATCGCCCGGCGTTTCGGGCGTAGCGCCCGGACTTCCCGGCTTGAATATCTCGCCGCCAAGGTACGACAGGCCGCCCGCCGCGAGGCCGCCGAGAGCGGCGTTCTGCAAGTTCTGGCCAGTAGCAAGGCCGCCGGCAAACGAGCCGACGCCAGTGCCTACGGCGCGGGCTGCGTTTGCCGCGAGATTGGTGCCCAAAGCCCCGCCTGACTGTAGCGCTCCGCCGATTACCTGACCGCCCGCCGCTGACAGGCCGCCCATGACCGCGCCCTTTAGCGGATCGCGACCCGCGAGAGCCGCTCCGGCTCCCCCGGCCAGAGCCGAGGAGAGCACCGGACCTGCGAATTGAAGGCCGGGGATCAGACTGACGGCGATCGGCAGCGCCGTGCCGATGACCTTCCCTGCAACCTTGATGGGGTTGGTCTTCGGATCGTCGTCGGCGACCTTGGCCCACTGGCCGCTCGCCGGGTCTTTCATCTCGACGACCCAGTCGGCCTTCTTGCCCTGTGTCGCGGAAAGATTGCGCGCGGTGTTATAGACGCTCTGGAGGCCCTCCTCACCGACACCGCTCGCGGCAATGCCGTACTGCTTCTTGCGCTCGTTAGTCAGGCGGTACTCGGCACCCTCGACGTAGGGCACGAAGCCGCTGCGGTTGGCCTTGACGCTCGCCGCCTTACCCTTGTTGGTGATGAACTGCAGGCCCGACAGGCCGTCCATCGTAGTAAGCCCGCTGGCTGTCTCACCTGCGATCGGCTTGGCGTACCGGCCCCGCTCAAGCTGATCGAGTTGCGAAAGCATACCCGACAGGGTCTGGGGCGCAGGAGCGCCTGCCGAAAGAGCCGTTGGCGAGACACTGCTGGACAAGTAGTCAGTGAAGCCTGGGATATAGTACTCGTCCATCAATCCGCACCCTCGAGCATCGGAAACACGCGCATGGCCCACTCGCGCCAATCCGAAAACTGATAAGGATCAGGAAGGGTGCGCTGCGCAAATCCCGGCGCGCGTACTAGCCCCGTAGCCCAATCTTGCCACATATCCTCGCCTCCGGCTCTGCCGAGGGCGTAACTGTCATTGAGGTTCAGTATAGCAGCATCGGCCCACTGCTGCCAAGTCATGCTGAACGGGTTTACTGCACCGCGCGCCATCAGCCGAGGACCGTGCCATCACCGGGCTGCACGTGGGCCAATACCAAGCCCATCTGGTAGTCGCCGCCTATGCAGTTACTCTCAAAACGGAAGCGCAACTCACGCCGCTGCGTCTTGAAGAATACGACTTGCTCTTGCGGCGTCGAGGCCGTCTCGGGTATCGTCATGATATCGCCGTTGACTTCCTGCGCGCGGGCGTTGGCGCGGCCCCGCACCTGCACTGTAAGCGGCCCTGATTGCACGAAATCCGGCTCCATGAGCAGCACTTGCAGGGCGTTGTTCTGCTGCGAAGTCACCGGAAGCGACAAGTCCGCCGTCTCAAAATAGCTCTGGACCGGATTTTCGATAATACCATCGATCTCGTTCGTGCCGACTTCGTGGACCCAGAACTTGTAGCGCGGCTCGCCGCTGTCCTCAGTGACGCGATAATCCTGCCCGTCTTCTGTGACGCGGATGTAATCTCCGTCCTCAGTGATGCGAGTAGTATCCGGCGTGAGGTAGGGGTCGCTGCCTGCCATGAGCGGCTTACGGAACACCGCTGGAAACACACCGGCACTGCGTCCGTTATTGGGAAGCGCAGTGTCATACCACGTATTCTCGCGGACATTGTAAATGACGGCGTGGTTCGGCTCGGTGCTGTCGTCTTTGGGAAAGCACCACCAAATCTCGCCGTACCGGGGAACCTTTATCGCGAAGACCTTCTGCCGGTAGGCCATATTGATGTTGTCAAAAAAGAAGTTGATGTTGAAGTTGTTCTCAATCTCACGGACGACGCCGTTGAACATCAGGAAGCGGTCTGTGCCGACCCAGTAGAAAATGCCATCATACTCAATCACGCACGCCGCAGACATGATGGAACTCTGGCTGCTGATCGTGTCGAACTGGAACACCGGACCAGCGCCGCCGATGTATGACCCACGGATGAGCGCATTGGCCGACCAAAACAAGCCGGAGGGACTGTTACCCGGACCGCCGCGCAGCGGCATTCCTCGGATGATCTTCTGCCCAGTGACGTTAGCAAAACCGGCCCCTGAGCCTGTAAAATCATCCGGCGTGTTCGGCACCGACCACGCGACGTAGCCGTCGCTGCCAAAGGCAAAAGTGTATGGAGGCAAAACCACGACGCCTCCGGTGCAATTGAAACCTGCGGGGACGTTAGTGACTTCCGTCAGCGCGCCGGTACCCAGCAAGTCGCCGATAAACAGCTCGCCGCCTTCGCTGTTGCAGATGCACTCAAGGTTGGGCGCGACTTGCGCGACGATCTGGTTGCCATTGCCCGTATCGTAAGCCACGTCAAACTGCCACAGGTTGCGGTCGTCGGTCGTGAAGCCAGAAGTCGGTGTGCGGTTTGATATGATGCTGGTGTTGTAGTTGCCGTCTATGTAGAAACGCTCAACTCGATTGGCCGACCCGGCGTGTATGTAGGTCAGATTGTCTTGCGAGTACTCCAGCAGCGTGCGTGCGACGCCGATCAGGTACTTGTTTATCGAACGGTAGCCGCCGATCTTGCGCGGCAATCCGCGCTGAAAACGCACCCACTGGCCGTCAACGTACTGGTCACCCTCGAACTTGGTGCCGTCCCGTTTGATGCCGGGCTGCGATCTGATCTGGACTACACTCTCAGCCATTAGAAAGTGCCGCCATCAACACCATACGCAGTTCCTGTGCCGCCATTTGCAATCGGCAAGATACCACTTACGTGCGTAGTCAAGGCGATTTTACCCCACGCAGGGGCGACGCCCACGCCGCCAGAGATCAAGGCGTTTCCAACTGCGACATCAGACAGCTTTGACAAAGTTATCGCGCCCGAGGCGTAGAGCAGGTCGCCGATGCTATAAGATGTAATGCCGGTGCCGCCGTTAGCGGCGCTAATGGGGAGCGAAAGGGTTGCCGTATCGGCATCCACTACGTTTGCGCCGTTGCAGTAGTAGATGCCACGAGCGCCTTGCGTAACCGCCACGGGCGTTCCGCTCGCGGTCTGGAGATAGAAGGCGTAAGCGCCGGTCGTGGCGTTATCAACCCAGTATTGCTGCACGGTCGAGGGTACAACGATGTATTGGTCCGCAGTGAGAACACCCACAAACTGGTAGGCGATGCGGTTAAGCTCGCTGCCCGCCAGCGTGTACGTGCCGCCCGTGACGGTGATCGAGGTGTAGTCAAAGGCAAATACGGCCTCTTGGCCCAAGCCCACGGTGTACCACTCAAGTCCGTCAGTAATGAGGGTGGCGCTTTCTCCGGGGCGCATAACCAGCGTGGACATATCGTCGATCGTCTCGCTGCCCGCCGCGTCTACGGTCAAGTCGCCGCCGCCGCTGTTGCGGACAGCGAAGAAGAAGTTGTTTCCGGCGTTGACCGCAGTCGGCAGGTTAAGCGTTCCTGCTCCCGTGCCGGTCCAGACCATGGCGCTCGCGCGATCAGTGACAAGCAGCGTGCGCGGGCTGCTGTTGAACGTGGTCACTGGCATTGCTTGCGACAGCGTATTGGACGTGACGGTCAGGCCGTATCCGGCGAGGGCAGACGGCTGCACAGTTGCCGTTGAGGCGCCATAGCGAAACACCCGCCACGTTCCGGCGGCGGTCGTTGTGGCGGCGAGGTATACCTGCCACTGTTCACCCACAGCGACGGTGGCAAGAGTGTTGCCCGCATAGTCCTTGACGTAGAAGGAGTGCGTGCTTGCGCCGAGATTGTTGAACAGGATCGTCTGCCCCGCGCCGGTCTGCGTCGCGTCGGGCAGGCTTACGCTGTAGGTGCCGGTGGCCGTGACATCGATGATCCGCGCCGCAGGATTGGTGGGGTCGTTGCTTTCCAGCGGCCACTCAAGCGTCGCGTTCGCACTCAACGCGATGGGAAGGTAGGACACATTCGACGGGTATATAGTCGTGCCGCCAAAGACTTGTGTGTAGCTCATGCTTCTTTCCTTACGGCGGAGCGGTCAAGTATCTTGGCGAGGTCTTCGCCGTTGAGCATGGCCGCCGCGCGGTCATAGTATTGCTGCCACGTAGCGATGCGCTCATCGTTCTTCAGGAACGGCGTCGCCTCAACCAGCGTACCATAGAGCAGAAGCTGCGGGGCGTATTCGGTCAGCCAGTTGGTCTGGTTCACATCGTCCAGCAGCGGCGGCAATTCGTAATACAGAATTTCGACAGGGTAGTTGGCATCCGGCGTCGGCGTTATGAGCCAGTGCGAGTAGTCGTAGTCTGAGTAGAAAATAGGCTCGTCGGTCTGGCTCTCGTCGGGCCAGTAAGACCGCGAGTACTCGTAGTCACGGGTGAACAGGGTCTTGCGCTGGGCGTTGTTAGCTCCAACGCCGATGTTGATCGACACCGTGTCGCGCCACCTGTCGGGCTTGTCGTAGACCGACTGGTTAGTAGTCAGAGTAGAGGTTACGACGTTGATGAAGCCCTGAACCTTGAGTTCACGAGCAATCCGCCGCTCTGCGATGTTAATCAGGCGCGGTATCTGCTCGTAGACAATAGGGTCCGATGCCAAGGTCGCGCCGCGCTCAAGATAGCGCTGCACGTCTTGCTTTAGCGTCGCGAAGGTCATTGTGGTAGCCATCAGGGCCTCATATCATTTCTTAGGGTACGCTTCCACCGCCACCCGATGTTTGGTAAAACACTCTTCGCA